TAAAGATTAGATAGTGTCGAGTCCGTCGACATAAATCTTGCCGTAGAACTCTGGACGTACAATCTTCTTGGCGTAACGAGTCATGACACCTTTTCTTGGAGTAAAGTTGTCTGGATCGTATACCAATGGAGTCATAATGAGCGGAATGTATGGAGCATAAACAGCACCAGTTTCGAGGAACTGTGATCCTCTGTAACCCATTAAGATTGTATTTTCAGTCATATATGGGTTCTTGTAAACTTGGAATCTGCTGTTGATAGCACCTACTTTCTGCACGCCCATTGCAAATTGCATCTTATCACCGTCGGTATCAGCAGCATATCCAGGAATAGATTCGAGGATAGTTGCGACAGATGGAGAACAAACTAAGAAGTTCGCGCCACCTCTCAACGTCAATTGGTGAATCTTGTTGCTTACCTTTTGGATCTTAGTTCCCAAAGTTTGGAACCAAGTACCTTGGTTGTAAGCTTGAGCAGTTGCATTACCTTGAGTAAAGGTGTTGGTAGTAGTATCAAACTCATATCCAACTTTTGCAGACCAACGCTCAGTTGTTTGAGCATTCTGAATCAACATGTCTAAAATTTCCAAGTCAATTTCTTGAGAAACGTACTCAGACAACATGCTGGTCAACTCAGCCTCAGCGTCAATGCTGTGGTAAGCGTTCAAGTCTTGAGCAAACTCAGGAGACCAAACAGCTTTCAACTTACGAGTCTTAGCAACAATTGCCTCACTTCTCATTTCCAAATTGATTTCTGGAATATCGAGGATCGTTGAATCAGTTAAGTTACCGCCAGTTGTATCTTCAAAATCGCCTCTAGAATTGTCTGCAGGCTGCTTGTGATATGCAACTTCGCATGATGCAACATCAATGGTCGGTGCAGCGTCTGTCTGTGCTAAGAAGTAGATGTACGTTGAATCTTGACGAGTAAATTCAGGAACGATATTAGTAATACCAGAACCTGACAAGTTAAATGCTCTAATACCATTAGTATCTAGATCAGTTAAATCTGACTTGGTAACCTGAACAACTTGGTATACTCTAGAATTAGCAGCTGCACTAGCAGAAAACTCTGCATTAAAGTTAGTGAACTTGTCTAATTGCAATCCAGTTAATTTAGCCTCGCCGGCGGTAAACGTTGAGGTAAATGGATCATATGATCCGGTACCAACCGCAGTTAAGTCAGCATTAGCATCATTAATTGTATATCCAAATCGACCTGCACCATATAAACCTTCGCTAGGAGCAGCTCCTCCAGTAGCAGATGTACCTAAGTTACCTGCATCGGTAATACCAAATACAGAATCGGCTTGAGATGTTCTACCTTGGCTAGTTAAGAAGTCATTACCAGTTGAAGTACCGAAACCGTTAGTTCCTTGAGCAGTACCATACTTGAAGTCCAAGTAGAATACGAGTCCGGAAGGAAGGTTCATAGGTTGAACTGATACGAAATCTTTTGCAGCAATTTCAGCAAAAATTCTACGTACTAATGGAAGAGCAACACCCGCCCATTGTTCATCGCTTGCACCAGTACCAGTATTGTTAACTTCTGATACGAGTTGCTTGGCCTGGTTTTCTAAAAGGACGGCCATTCCTTTTCTGTCTACCTCAGAAGCAATACCTTCCAAAAGACCGGTCTTTTCCCACTTCTTTTCTAATTGAAGTGAAGCCGCATTTTGGTTAGCCATTGCATCGGTAGGTAATAATGAGCTTACGTTCATTTTAATAATCTCCGTGATTAAATGTTAGCTAATTTTTTCCAGCGAGCAGCTAAATCATTACCTTCATTGATCACCTGCTTAGATGGTCTTGTAGAAGGCGTTGGCTTAGATGCATAGCTTTCTTTAATTTGTCTTTTAGCTTTAGTCGTAGTAAACGATTCAGCTAATGTGCTGTAAACTAACTTTACTTCACGCAACGTACGTGCGCGATCGAAATTTTCAATAACTTTAACCTTTTGGTTTTCGTTCAATGAATAATTTCTAAACAACTTGTTAGAGAACAACAACTTTGCATTAAGAAGATTTACTTCGTTAATTTTAGACTTTAAGAATTTGATGACTTGA